ATAACAGGCTCCTCATCCACACCGCACTCTTTAACCCTGCTCTTATAATCAGCAGGCTTTGGATCCATACTCCCATTAATGTCTTCCACCATAGCCGTTATACACTCCCTCAGGTTGCTGCTTTTATCCTCCAGATACTTCCCAATCTGGCTCTTTATAAAGTCAGATGTATCCGTGGCTATATCCTTAAGTCCTGGAACATTCTCAAAAGCTGTGTACCCGATATTACGTCCATCTTCTGTCAGCTCCGCCTTGTATAACACCTCTGGATTTATCTCCTCATAGGCAGACTTCACCTGTAAAAGCCTGTCAGTTTCTGAAACAAGATCCTTACCGAATCTGTTAAGATACTCTAAATCTAACATGCATACTCCTTCCGTCAGTTACTAAGCAGCGAATCATAAAACTCATCTGACCGCCGTTCACGCTGACTGTAATTTGTAAATTTATTTTTCTTTGCGCGCGCAGGCGCTATATTATTTAGTTTTTGTTTTTGTTTATATATGGCTACGGTTTCTCCTACGGTTTGTACTTCGGTTTGTACTACGGTTTCTCCTACGGTTTTCCCTACGGATTTGAAAGTACAAATTTTATATTTATTGGGACTACCTTTCTTCCCTCTCTGGAATTCTATCAGCCCTGCTTCTATTAATTTATTCCTGTTTTCGACTAACGTAGCCTCTCTTGACATCTGACAACGAGACATTACTCGCTGGTTATCTACTTGTATCCACTCGCACCACCCTGCCATATTATTGATACTTAATAACTTGTAGTACAATAATTGCGCAGCACTCGGCAAGTAATGACTTTCGAGCCACCTTTCAAACCCGTTCAGTTGTTTTATATAGTCGATTCTCTGCTCTGTATTCACGGCTTCACCTCTTCCAGCACCACTTCTATACGTGGATTATATTTATCTATGAAGAAATGGTCCTCAAAGCCTACTATGTTATTCCATCCGTCATTATCAAGCACCTTACACTTAACAAGTGCATCCTGTATGAACTTATGTGCAACCCCTGCTATATTATCAAGGTCACGCTTTCTATTAGGCTCATAGAATGTGTATTTAATCCGGACTGGATTATTTATATGGGTACGCTTAAGATTAAGCCTTATAGCGTTAGATATGATCATCTGATACTGCTGCTTCATATCGTTGCCAGTACTATGCCGGTTATGAAAGCTTCTTTCTGCTTTCAGGTATTCGTTTAATCCTGGAAGCGTACCTTTGATTGTAAATGTATAGAGCATTCAGCTCCTTTCCGCCCTGTGGAAGTATGTACCACAGGGCTTATATGTATTTCTGTGACAACGTAGATTGTGTGATATTATAAAGTCACAGATAACTCCTTCCAAACTCCTGTATAAAGTATTCTCTGGTGCCATAATGCTGCTCATAATACTTCTGAGCCATCTTCTTAAGTCTTGCATCTATAACACCTGCAGATTGTCCTGCGTGTGCACCATTAGGATGCAGATCCGGACGAAGTGGAATTACGAATCCGTACTTCTCACTCTTCTTTCTATTAGGTCCTCCGAATATATGATGCCTTTCTACTGGTGACGTATGTGTGAATATACATTCATCCATGTTATCTGTGAATACACTCTTAAGCTTCTTACTCATATGTTCCACCTTTCCTTAAGCTGTGCCAGCTCCACCGGAGACATTGTATCTATCCCCAGTTCCTTGGCATCTGCCACAGTTCCATCTATTAATACTGACATTTCGTGGGTGTTATATGTATGGCTCCCTCTGATCAGCTTGTAGAAAAATACTTCAACATCATTTTCTTTCTCATACTTGATATACTTAAGATGAGGTTCTTCCATTTCATATGCTGCTTCTATTGGAATGTTGGTTTTTATAACTGCTGCTACTCCCTCAGCCACCTCTTGAGGTTGTCCATACCGCCCCAGGAGAATGTTCTTAATCTTTGCCTTAGAAGTGTTAGTCTTATCAGCAATCCTGCCTACAAGAACGTGAAAATATGCATTGGCATCAAGGCTTCGTCTTTCTCTGTGGGGCTTAATCTCAATATCAAGCTTCTCTTTATCCCTCAGCTCTATGAACTGCTCTGCAACCTCACCATCAACTTCTAATGTAAGCATCTGCTTCATAGTATTGAAATCAATAGCTACATCCTTATATCTACCTGTGCATCTCATGATGCCTGCTCCTTGACTCTCTTATCCATAAGAAATGCTCTTACACCTCTGTTAGTATTTCTTATGCTTAAAGCAACTATATCTCCGGATTCGCTATATAGTAACTGCTCTACAATAAACTTGTCATAGCAGGCATACTTGCCATTACTATTTTTCTGTATGTTGCACTTATCTGCAGATACCCATATGAATGGTGCTGTATATAACTCTCTGCCTATCCCCCAGTTGAAGCAGGCTCTCTTGAAGCTGTCTGAAGCCTGTCCTTTTTCCTTTTCTGTATACGATTCAACACCTACATCCTGCTTATCTATCCATTCGCCTGTCTCATCATTTCTGATAGAAACAGTACAATACAATCTTCCATCTATACTCTGATGACTTCGCTTCCAGTTAAGCGGCTTCACAGTTTCATCAAGAATGTTCTGATCCACTCTGGCATCCTTGTATAACAAAAGGCTCAAGCCTTTATCTGAGATAGAGGCTATCCTGCAGTCTATCTCATCTGCTCTTAAACGTCTGAAATTTAATTCCATATCCCTTAGTTCTCCTTCTCTTTCTCAACTTCTCTTGATACCCACATATCAGCAAAATGAAGCAGCATATATAGCGGTGTTTCCTTACCCTGTATCTCATACTTGAATATGCCATATAATCCGTTATGCCATAGTATTGCCTGCTCCTCTCCCTCTGTGAGCTTTATATAACGCTCTGCTATCATCACAGAACGAACCTCGTGGTCTATGTATGCCAGTTCCTTATTAATTTCATAAGGCTTAGCTTCTGACTGTATGTAATCATATTCGCCTGTTTCCTTATTCTTCGTTCTGGATCTTACATAGTTAGGAACATAATTCTCTTTTCCATGATCTCCCATCTTGCCAAGATCGTGTAAGATAGCACATATTGCTATACTCTCACCCACATCCATTCTGTCACCGGCTAACATTACTGCATCAGCAAGCTCCATCATATAGTTGTATACATTAAGTGAATGCTCTGCTAACCCACCCTCTTTTGCAAGGTGATATGCTCCGCTACAAGGTGCTGTATAGAATCCAGCCTCTTCCATATACTTAAGTAAGTCTTCCATGCCATCTCTTCCTGTGGCTCTTAATATCTGCTCTATGGTTTCCTTAACATTAATCATTAGCGTTCTCCTCTCCTTTAATTCCTAATATGCTCTTAACCTCATTGGTTGATACGTACGATTCTTCTCTGAATGCCTCTTTTAACATGTTAATCTGAACACTTTTCCTTATAAGCTTCTTATACTCTTTGACTGATATTGTTACGCTCTTTCTCATCATTCATTCCTCCAAATATAAACTGATACTGTCCGTTCCCAGACATCCTAAACTGTCTTAAGTAACGCTGCCTTTCATCCTGGCAATCACATTTCTCTCCAGGATCCAGTCTTGCGCCACAATGTAAACATTTGTAATTCCACATTGCTTTTTACTCCTAAATGTTCTACACTATAATTGATGTTTTTTATTAAGTTGCGGTGTTGTTAGTGCTACTAGCTCACCGCAGCTCTTTTTATATATTTCTTAATCTGTAATCACCTATTGGAACACCTGTTTTACACTCCAGCCTGTGAAGCCTTAACATCCACTTGGATGCATCTTCGATTCTTCCATCTGCAATAGCTGCATTGATTCTCTTGTTAAATGCAATTATTTCCCCGGTTATCCTCATTGTTTTATTTTCTCCTTTATCGTTTTCTGCTTAATAACACTTCTGGCATATCTTTGAGCTGCTTCCTTAAGATTAGCAACTGCTTTAGCCCTTTCGTCCTCTGACAGTTGTGGTGAATGCACATTCACAACACACCCATCAGGGAATACTGTTGTTTTTAAATCGTATTTCATACATACCACCTCTTATGCTTATACTTACTGTCTTATATGCTTTAGCTGATTGTCCTGATTACTGCTTCTTATCATCTCTGCATAAAACTAATATTGCTATGCAGATAATCGTTGTTATTGCTACTGCTGTTGTGTTCATATCTTCTCCTTTTTATGGTCTTGTATCCACATCAATAAGACTTTCTGTATGAAAATACATCTTGTAATGATATGGGTCTGAATGTGTTCCTGTTATATCCTCAACAACATACATTGTGTAATCATTAAGATATATGTAATTCTTTCTGTATTCATCTGCGCCAGTTTTAACCGTACATACAAGTTCATTTTCACTATCATTGCTTATGCTCATATAGCCTTCTGCTTCCATAATGATTTTATCTGTACGTGCGTTGTATACTGTTATTTTTCGTTCACACTCAAAATAATCTGCCTGCTTTGACATATTGTAATTAACTTTATCTGCTTCACTACAACCTGTTATTGTTAATGATGCACCTAATATTAAAGCTGCTATTATTGTGTTTTTTCTCTTTATCATTCTTCACTCCTTAAGCTGATCTCATCTATCTGTGGTAACTACAAAGTTAAGTAAATGTATATTTACTCTCTCTAACAAGTCCTGAGCTTCCCGGATTGTTAAACCATCTAATGCTTTAACAATCTGAGTAGCTCTCTTAGCACTTTCACCAGTAAATAACTTGCCATCTACTATTAATTCACCTGTTGTCCAATTTCTCCATTCCTGTAATCCAACAGCATTCTCTATTCTTTCAGATAAACACTCCTGCTCATTTTCCTTAGTGCCTGTTTCATTTAAAACCTCACCAACAATGTTGTCTGCCAGCTTGTCTATTAATTCATCTGTATTCTCTCTCACGCTCTCACCTCCTTGTATATTACTTGCTTGAATCACCTTGCCTAATTCTGTCATAGCTCATATACTTTATTTAAAACGCTTACAGGAGGATACATTATGCCAACACCATTCAACGAATTAGAACTATCAATATATGAACATCTTTTACTCATACGCATAAAATTAACAGGTGTTTATAAGGAAACTGTTCGCAAAAAGCCAAGATACCAATTTCTTTATAAATTCAGTCTTGTAGATAACTCCCCTAAAAACTTCAAAAAATACGTCATTAGTGACAAAGGGAATATGTATCTACGTTACAAACGCCGTAGTTCTTTTCGTTTCTGGATACCTGTAATCATTTCCATACTTGCCTTGTTAAGCAGTTATGATGTATACACTAATCCTTTTATTCAGAAAGCATTACAATCACTAGCACAGCTATTGAAAAATATATTGGGAAGTTAGGATGCCTCTCTCTGAATGGTATCCTTATAACTTCATAATGCTTAATGCCTGATACTTTCATTTTCTTTATAGCTGATACTGCCTGTATAAATGTCTTGGCTTTTTCTTCTATGAATGGTTCGTAGCTACGGATAATGTACTTATATGTTTTATTTTCAATCGCTCTCACCTCCTTGTATGTTACTTGCTTAAAATAATTCTTGAACTTATGTTCAATTTTTGTTAACATTAACTTGTCCTTATCGGGCAGGAAAGGAGACTCTATATGCTACTTATAGAAAAACTTATCTGCCCTGTTCTTTTTAGTTAAGGTTGCAATCGTGGTTACCCAAAGCACGTTAAACTGGGGTATAATGTAATAATTGATATGGCGTAACAAATGCTCGCAAGAGTAACGGGTTGGAACTGGTTAATAAATCCTCACCATATCGGGATGTTCCTTGCTTTCCACCAGCTAATGGGCAGGTAATTAATGCTGAACTAAAACAGCATAAGTGGTGGAATACTTGATAGAAACACTTAGCGTTATTATGTGTGATGAAAATCTGCAAAGTATAAAAAGTAAAAAAATTTAGCACTAAACTGTTAGAGATAACGCCTCTGACAGTTTTTTGTTTTATTACGAATTTCTTATAAAAAAATACTTTACTATTTCCTTATCTTCTATTTTCAACAACTCTTTCGCTTTGTATATTTCACTCTGTGTCCATTGTCTTATGCCTGTAAGTTTTAGCGATACACTTCTTTCAGATAATCCCATTTTTTTTGCAAAACTAATTTGATTTCCATATATCTCTTTAATTCGATTTTTCAAATTTCGATTATCGAATTTCACATTTATGCCTCCTTGTATGTTACTTGCTTGGAATATCTTCTGTTGAAAACAAATAATCCATAGTGAAATTTTGAAATTGAGCTTTTATTGCAAGCATTTTATCCCTTTTAATTTGTTCAATTTTATTGAACTTTTATTGTAAAAAAATATGCAACAATATCCTCCTTATTAATATCTAATATTTTACAAGCCTTTATAATTTCCGACTGTTTCCAATATCTTTTATTATTAATTTTAAGTGATAAAGTACGTTCTGACCATTCCATTGCTCTTGCAAAATTTTGTAAAGTTGCAAATTTCTCTACTATTTTTCCTCTTAACTTTTTATAATCATACAACAATTTTTCACCGCCTTTCATTTGTTCAACGTCTTTGAACATTTATAGATTATCACCTCTTTAATTCAATGTCAATATATTAAGTTCAATTTTTTTGTATTTTTTGTATTGTTTTTTTGAACTTTTTGTGCTATATTCCAAATATGGAGGTGATGTTAATGAAAATATCTAGTACATCGAAACGACTATCAGAAATAATGAAAGAAAATAATTATAGACAAGTTGATATATTAAATATATGTGAACCTTATTGCAAAAAATTTAATATTAAGCTAAACAAAAATGATTTAAGCCAATATGTTAACGGAAAAGTAGAACCTGGACAAGAAAAACTTTCTATATTAAGTTTGGCACTTAATGTTAGCGAAGTTTGGTTAATGGGATATGACGTACCTAAATCAAGAAATTCCATTATATCAACACCTCACGCAAATATATCAGATGAAATTTTATATGCTATAAATATTTTAGCTAATGCCAGTGGATATGACTTCTCATTTTTTGCTAATCATTTTCAAATTATTTACAATGATTGCATAATAAAATTATCACCCAAAGAAGTTGACGATTTAGCTAAATCTTCTATTGAGCAAATAGAATTCGTTATGAAGAGTATAATTACAAATAGACTTAAAGATAATAAGTTTCCAATTCAATTAGACTTAAATCTTGAAAATGGAGAACTAAACGCTGCGCACTCGCTTGATAATGCAACTAGTGAAGAGAAAGCAAATGATGAAAATATTATGAATGATGAAAATTTCTAATCTAAAGAGGGGATATATTTGAATTACGAGGAATTACTTATTGAAGCTGATAACAATAATCTGATTACTAAGGAGAAACCTCTTCTTGCTAATGCTGGAAGAATAAAGGGTAATCGTATTGCTATCAAAAACGACTTACCTACGCAGAAAGAAAAAGCCTGTGTACTTGCAGAGGAGCTTGGACACTTCTACACTTCCACCGGAAACATATTAGATATGTCTGATACTGCTAACCGGAAACAGGAACAACGTGCCCGCCTTTGGGCTTATAACAAACAGGTTGGACTAAGCGGTATTATTGATTGCTACAAAGCTCACTGCCGCACATTACACGATATGGCAGAACACCTTAATGTAACTGAAAAGTTTCTTAAAGATGCCATAGATTGTTACCGGTATAAATATGGTGTATGCACTAAAGTTGACAACTATGTTATCGGCTTTGAACCAACCTTTTATGTGCTGGAGATGTGGAAATAACTAATAAAAAATACAATTAAATAAAACGATAATTATTTTTGTATTTTTATTGATAATGACAACAAAAAACGGTATTATATCTCAAGAAGATATGGCTGACTTGTTTGGCTGTGAATAGAGGACTTGAGATGTAATGTCTCAAGTCCTCTATTTGCATTTAGGAAAAATATATGAACAAAAAACCTCAAGAATTTTTAACTATCGAACAACAGATTGAATTGCTATTTGCACATAGATTATAAATTACATTATAACTCTATAAATTTAAATATATTGGAATACTTGACAAGACTTTTACATATGATATAATGTCACTTGTTAATAGTGAATGACTGCTGGGCGGTCGCGAAAGGGTCTTGGAATTATATTCCAAGGCTCTTTTTGCATATAAGGAGAATACATATGACTGATATACCTTTTTCATCAATTGATGACCAGATTAAAAAACTTTTATCGCAAAATTTAATTATAGATGATATTGGTTACGCTAAATATACATTAGAGTTATTTGGCTACTCTAATCTCATTAAAAGTTATAGAGAACCTTACGTCATTAAAACGGATTCTTCTATCCAGTATCGTTCAGGTGTAACCTTTGGCCAGATTCATTCTTTATATATGCTGGATAAAAATCTTCGCAACTCTGTTATGTCTTCAATGCAAGATCTGGAAGAACATATTAAAGAAGCTGCTGCAAGTGTTATATCTGAAGCATTTGGAACCAAAGAGGAAAATTATCTATCATACAGAAATTATAGAAATAAAAAGAAAAGAAAAAAAAGATTT